CACATCGTCACCGACATCGAGAAGAAGAAAGCCGAGGAAGAGGGCTACGCGCTCAACGAGGACAACCGGTACCAGTTGCTGGAGATCCACGTCGACTACGACATGCCCGGGCATGAGGACGAGGACGGTGTGGCGCTGCCCTACGTCATCACGATGGAGCGCGGCACGCAGCAGATCCTGGCCATCCGGCGTAACTGGGACGAGGACGACGAGACCCACCAGAAGCAGCAGCACTTCGTGCAGTACACGTACATCCCGGGCTTCGGGGCGTACGGGCTGGGCTTCTTCCACATCATCGGCGGCTACGCGCGCGGCGGCACGTCCATCATCCGGCAACTGGTCGATGCAGGCACGCTGAGCAATCTGCCTGGGGGCCTCAAGGCGCGGGGGCTGCGGATCAAAGGGGACGATACCCCCATCGCCCCGGGCGAGTTCAGGGACGTCGACGTGCCCTCCGGCGTGGTGCGCGACAACATCATGCCGCTGCCCTACAAGGAGCCGTCGCAGGTGCTGGCGGGCCTGCTGGAGCGCATCACGGACGAGGGGCGCAGGCTTGCCGCCATCGGGGACTTGAAGATCTCCGACATGTCTTCCGAGGCGCCCGTGGGCACCACGCTGGCGCTGCTGGAGCGCCAGCTCAAGACGATGAGTGCTGTGCAGGCCCGGGTCCACGCCAGCTTGCGGATGGAGTTCAAGCTCCTGAAGAAGCTCATCCGTGACGACACCCCGCCCGACTACAGCTACGAGCCCGAGGGGGCCACGCGCAGGGCCAAGCAGAGCGACTACGACATCGTCGAGATCATCCCGGTCAGCGATCCCAACGCAGCCACGATGGCGCAGCGGATCGCGCAGTACCAAGCCGTGTTGCAGCTCGCAGGCACCGCGCCGCAGATCTACAACATGCCCCAGCTCCACCGAGGGATGCTGGAGGTCATCGGGATCAAGAACGCCGACAAGCTCGTTGCTTTGCCGGAGGACCAGAAGCCGCAGGACCCGGTCACCGAGAACATGCACGTGCTCATGGGCACGCCCGTCAAGGCGTTCGTGTACCAAGACCACGAGGCGCACATCATGGTGCACCAGTCGTTCATGCAGGACCCGAAGATCGCCGCCACGCTGGGCCAGAACCCGATGGCGCAGCAGATGATGGCCGCGCTCATGGCGCACATTGCGGAGCACACGGCGTTCGCGTACCGCGCGCAGGTCGAGCAGGCGCTGGGCGTGCCGTTGCCCGCGCTGGACGAGGACTCTCAGGCGCCCATCGCCCCGGCGGACGAGAAGGCCCTGGCCCCGCTCATCGCCGCCGCCGCGCAGCGCACGATGCTCCAGAACCAAGCCGCCGCAGCCCAGATGCAGGCCCAGCAGCAGGCGATGGACCCGACGATCCAGATGCAGATGCAGGAGCTTCAGATCAAGGCGCAGGAGTTGCAGCGCAAGGAGGCCGACAGCCAGCGGGACTTCGCGATCTCGCAGCAGAAGCTCCAGCTTGAGGGCCAGCGCCTCGCGTTGGACGCGCGCAAGGAGGGTGCACGGCTCCAGTCCCAGGAGCGCCAAGGCGACAAGCGCATCCAGGCCGACATGGTCAAGAGCATGATGAAGCCGCGCCCGCAGGCTAAAGGACCGGCTAAATGAACGTGTTCGAGGCAGCGCTCAAAGAGATCGTATGGAAGCGCCAGTCGCTTGAGACGGCGCTGTGCGGGGGTCAAGCAGAAGACTTCCCCGCATACAAAGGACTCGCAGGGGAAATCCGAGGTCTTTCCTTTGCCGAGATGGTAATCAACGACCTTGTGCGTAAATTGAAGAATGGCGATGAGTGAACTGCTCCTGGCGGATGCAGAGGGAAGTACGTCTGTTTTGCCTCAAACTGACGTCGAAAAGGCACGTCAAGTGCCCGATCCGGCGACCTACCACATTCTGTGCATGGTGCCGAAGGCAGAACAGGAGTACGAGAGCGGTCTGGCCAAGGCCGGACAGACGATGCACTACGAAGAAGTGCTGTCCCCCGTGCTGTTTGTGGCCAAAATGGGCCCGGACTGCTACAAAGACCCCCTGCGATTCCCTTCCGGGCCGTCGTGCAAGGTCGGAGACTTCGTGCTCGTGCGCCCGAACTCGGGCACTCGACTGAAGATCCACGGAACCGAGTGGCGGATCATCAATGATGACTCCGTCGAAGCGGTGGTTCAAGACCCGCGCGGCATCAAGCGCGCATAAGGAGTAGTACATGGAAAACCAAGACCCCTGGAAGCACCGCAGCGCAGGCATGCGCTGCAAAACGTGCATGTGGTTTGTTGAAAAGCAAACCGAAACTCAACCTGATCAACGCGGCAACATTGGTCGTTGCCGACGCCATGCACCGACTATGAATGGTTTCCCCGTCGTGTTTTCTAGCGACTGGTGCGGCGACCATCGGGTTGACGAGAACAAGATTTAAGGAGCAGACACATGGCTGATTTCAAGTTCCCTGAAGAGCAGGAAAACGACAAAACCGACGCCAAAGTCGACTACGAAGTCGAAGGCGATACCGAGATCGAGATCATCGACGACACGCCGCCGGAGGACCGGGGCCGCACGCCAATGAAGGACCCCCCGCCGGAGGTGACGGACGAAGAGCTGGAGCAGTACGGCGACAGCGTGCGCAAGCGCATCCAACACCTCTCCAAGGGCTACCACGAGGAGCGCAGGGCCAAGGAAGCGGCGCAGCGCGAGCGCGATGAGGCGGCGCGGCTGGTCAACTCGTTGCTCAACGAGAACAAGAAGCTCCAGGGCACGGTGGGCCAAGGGCAGCAGGTGCTCGTCGAACAGGCCAAAAAGGTCGCCCAGACCGAGCTGGACGAGGCCAAGCGCAAGCTCAAGGAGGCGCACGAGGCGTTCGACACCGACGCCATCATCGAGGCGCAAGAGGCGCTGACCAGCGCAAAGATGCGTTTGGAGCGCGTCAGTACTTTCAAGCCTGCCCCTTTACAACAGGAGCAGAATGCGGTACAAACTGCACAGCAGTCTCCGGCGCAAGCGCCGCAACAGCAGCTCGATCCCAAAACCAATGCGTGGATGCAAGCCAATCCTTGGTTCGGGAAAAACAAGCGGCTGACGGCTTTTGCGATGGCGCTGCATGACGAGCTTGTGGAAGAAGGCGTCGACCCTCGGGATGATGCATACTTCCAACGGATCGACTCAGAGCTGCGCGACAACTTCCCGAGCGCGTTTTCCTCGGTGAAGAAGCCAGCGAAGGCATCCGTGGTGGCACCGGCCACGCGCAGCACAGCGCCCAAGAAGATCGTGCTGACGCAGTCGGCGCTTGCCCTTGCAAAGCGGCTCGGCTTGACGCCGGAGCAGTATGCCCGCGCGGCAGCAGAGGAAATGAGGAAGCAAAATGGCTGATCGTACCCCCCGTGATCTGGACACTCGTGCGCGAACCGAGCGTCCTCGCCAATGGGTTCAACCCGATCTTCTGCCGAGCCCGACCCCTCAAGAGGGGTACGAGTACCGGTGGATTCGCCTGAGCACTTTGGGTACCAGTGACCCGAAGAACATTTCCTCCAAGATGCGCGAAGGCTGGGAACCTGTCAAAGCAGCCGACCACCCCGAACTCATGATGGCCGGGAACAACGACAACCCTCGTTTTCCTGACTGCGTCGAGATCGGCGGGTTGATGCTCTGCAAAACCCCCAAAGAGTTCGTTCAACAGCGCAACGCCCACTTTCAACGCATGACTGACGGGCAGATGCACTCTGTTGACAATTCGTTGATGCGCGAGAACGACGCCCGCATGCCGCTGTTCAATGAACGGCGCTCGGAGGTGAAGTTCGGACGTGGTGCAGCAAACTAGGAGTTCTAGATGTCTTACCCCTCTGTTGATCGGCCTTACGGCCTGATTCCGCAGAACCTGATCGGCGGACAAGTCTTCGCAGGTTCTACGCGGATGATCCCGATCGCTTCCGGCTACACCACGGGTGTGTCGGGTGGCGGTCTTTTCTTCGGTGACCCGGTGAAGTTCACCAACACCGGCACGCTGATCACCTCTGGTCTGGCGTACAACTCGGCTGCGGCGGAGACGGGCGGCACGCTCGGCATCTTCCTGGGCTGTGAGTACAGCCCTGCCGGCGGTCCGATCTACGGCAAGATCCGCTCTCAGTACTGGGCCAACGGCACGGTCGCCCCGGACGCTGTGGCTTACGTCTGCGATGAGCCCGATGTCATCATGAAGGCGGCGGTCATCAG